GCGGGCGTCAAGCGTGACGAGATATTTGAGGTCACGGCGTTTGAGCATTTGCGCACGATGGGGCTTCACGCTAGGCCGACCAGCACCAACGATTTTATGGTTCGGCGCGAGGCTGGTGCTATGCCGATGAATAGGTTGATTGACGGCAAGCCCGGTCTGTTGGTTAATCGTTCTTGCGCCAAGGTGCGTAAGTCATTGGCTGGCGGGTATCATTTCAAGCGTATGGCTGTCGGATCTGGGCAGGAACGGTTCCGCGATGTGGCTAATAAAAACCAGCACTCGCACGTTGGTGACGCATTTGGCTATCTAATGCTTGGGGCTGGCGAGGTGCGGAACATTACGCGCAACAGCAAGTTCAGCAAGCAGTTTAAGCAGGCCACAGCCAATATGGATTTTAGTATTTTCTAATGTGGCAAAAGGAAATAACAAACAACCGCCAGATCCAGATTGTGCCGTTTCACTGGGCGCATCCCTACGCGGCTGATTTGCGAGAACACGACAAGAAGGTTTTTGAGCATATTCCTAATTATCAGGATATGCTCAAGGCGTTCCAAGCCGAGGGTGATGCGGTGACTGCAATGTGGCGCGGTAGAATTGTGGCTTGCTTGGGCTGCAATATTATGTGGCCGGGAACAGCCGAGGCGTGGATGATAACATCTATAGAATTTCCTAATATTTCTGTTACAGTGACGAGGGCTGCTATTAGATACTTTGATAAGATTTCTACAATTCATAATTTAAAAAGATTACAGATCACGGTTGATATGGAAAACGAGCTTGCGATGCGGTGGGCAAAGATGTTAAAATTCACGCCAGAGGGCGTTCTGCGAAAATATGGGCCGGGCGGTTTTGATTACACAATGTTTGCAAGGATATATTGATGAGTGGTCTTTTTAAAACTCCAAAGATGCCAGCGCCAGAAGAGGTTGCCCCAGAGGTGACTGCTGCGCAAAAGCGTCAAGAAGAGCGCCTCGAAGCTCAAGAAGAAAGCCAAGCCCGGCAAATAGCTGCTCGGCGCAGGGCTAGACAGCGTGGCGGCGGTCGCATGTTGATGGCAAGTATTCGCGGCGGCACAGCCGATGATGAAACAACTTTAGGATAGTATTATGGGTTCAGCGGGAAAAATGATGACGAAGATTGCCAAATCATCAGGCGCCTTAGCAGAAAAGACGTTATCATCTAAAGAAAATAAATTTGCTCAAGTTATGGTCAAAGCTGGCGCAGAGCTAGAGGCTGGTCGTGATCCAACAGATAAAGCAAAGTCTGCTGCGACTATGAAAGAACGAGCCGATGCTGCGCGTAGGCGTGTCCGCAGAGCGAGTCGCCGTGGGCTGATGATGGCTGGTAGTCTAGGCGGCGGTGGTCAAGAAGAAGAAACCAAAACAACATTAGGAGCGTAGTTATGCCGAAGAAAAAAGGTAAGGGTTACGGTAAGTAATGGAAAAGAAAAAAGAGGTTTGGGATAAGAAACGCCCAAAGGGTTTGGGCAAGCCAAAGGGTTTGACCACAGCGCAAAAGCGCAAAGCTATGCGGGCGGCAGCAAAGGCTGGTCGTCCATATCCTAACCTTGTCGATAACATGAGGGCGGCGCGTGGCTAGATCACCGGCTTGGACACGCAAGGCGGGTAAGAATCCAGAGGGCGGTCTAAATGAGGCCGGTCGCCGTTCTGCCAAAGCGCAGGGCATGAACCTAAAGCGCCCAGTTAAGTCTGGTGACAATCCGCGCCGCGCATCTTTCTTAGCAAGGATGGGTGGTATGCCGGGGCCAGAATATAAAAACGGCGAACCAACGCGCCTGCTCTTGTCGCTTCGCGCTTGGGGCGCAAGCTCCAAGGCAGACGCCAAGAAAAAAGCGGCAGCCATAAGTAAAAGGAATAAAGCCAGTGCGTAGTGTTGAGGAAATCCTAAAGCGTCACGATATTGCGCAGCGCCGCAAAGACAATTGGCGGCAGATTTACGAAGATTGTTATGAATTCGGTTTGCCGCAGCGCAATCTGTACGATGGCTATTACGAGGGCGGTGGCTCTCCGGGGCAAAACAAAATGGCTCGCGTGTTCGATAGCACGGCTATTAATGCGACACAGCGGTTTGCCAACCGCATCCAGTCTGGGTTATTCCCGCCTTATGCGCCGTGGTGCCGCTTAGAGCCGGGGCCAGAAATCCCAGAAGAGCGTAAGATTGAAGCGCAAATGGCGCTGGATATGTACAGCGACACAATGTTTAGTGTGCTTCGCCAATCTAACTTTGATTTGGCTATGGGCGAGTTCTTGCTAGATCTGGCAGTTGGCACGGCTTGTATGTTGATCCAGCCCGGCGATGAGCTAAACCCAATCCGCTTTACCGCCGTGCCGCAATATCTGGTTGCTATTGAAGAGGGTGCGCACGGCAGGGTTGATAATGTTTACCGGCGTATGCGTATGAAGGGCGAAGCCATCAGCCAGCATTGGCAAGATGCCGAGATCCCAGAGCGTATGCAGCGCATGATTGACGAGAAGCCAACCGAAGAGATCGAGCTTATCGAGGCGACTTTGTATGAGCCTGAGATGGGCGAGTTCTGCTATCACGTCATTTGGCCGGAAGGCAAAGCTGAGTTATTGAAGCGTTACATGAAATCCAGCCCTTGGATCGTGGCGCGTTATATGAAAGTAGCCGGTGAGGTCTATGGTCGTGGGCCGTTGGTTACTGCAATCCCAGACATTAAAACGCTAAACAAGACGCTAGAGTTGCTGCTTAAAAATGCCAGCTTGTCTATTGCCGGTGTTTACACTGCCGCTGATGACGGCGTTCTAAACCCGCAGGCAATCCGCATTGCGCCGGGTGCTATTATCCCGGTGGCGCGTAACGGTGGCCCGCAGGGTGAGAGCTTGCGTCAGATGCCACGATCCGGCGACTTTAACGTGTCGCAGATTGTCATCAATGACCTGCGTATGAACGTCAAGAAGATCTTGCTCGATGACACATTGCCGCCTGACAACATGAGCGCAAGGTCTGCGACAGAGATTGCAGAACGCATGAAAGAACTGGCGCAGAACCTTGGCTCCGCTTTTGGTCGTTTGATTACCGAGACTATGGTGCCAATGATTGCGCGTATCTTGTATGTGATGGATGAGCGCGGCTTAATTGAGATGCCACTGCGCGTCAATGGCCTTGAAGTCAAGGTCACACCTGTTAGCCCAATTGCGCAAGCGCAAAATATGGGCGACATCGAAAAGATTATGCAGTGGGTGCAAATGTCGTCAGCCCTTGGCCCAGAAGGCCAAATGGCTGTCAAGACAGGCAGCATTGCAGATTATGTTGCTGACAAGCTGGGCATCCCAGCTGAGTTGCGCACATCTCCAGAAGAACGCGAGATGATGATGCAGCAGGCAATGGAAGCCGCCCAAATGGCGGCGCAAGCAGAGAGCGGTGAAATGCCACAAGGTGAGGCACCGCCAGAAGGGGCATAAGAATGAACCCAGATGGTTGGGATGGTCTACGTTCTGTAGATCCAAAGATTGCAGAAAAACAGCAAGTTGATAAGGACGACATTGATCGTCTTTATTTGCGCGTATTCGCCAGTGACGATGGGGCAAAGCTGCTCACTCATCTACGCGCACTGACGATAGAGCAGCCAACGTGGTATCCGGGCGAAGAAGCCAGCCACGGCTATGCTCGCGAAGGCCAGAACAGTCTGGTCAGGGAAATTGAGCGGCGCATGAAAAGAGCGAGATCACTATGAATGAAACTGATGGCCTGTTGGCCGATGCTCAAATTGAGAGTGACGATAACCAGCAGCAAGCAGAAGAAACAATCTCACACGTTAAGCCTGACAGCGAGACTGTATCTAGTGATGCAGTAGCGTCAGAGGCGGCAACTGAAGAAGGAAAGCCTGAGTGGTTGCCCGAAAAGTTTAATACCGGCGAAGATTTGGCGAAGGCTTACTCTGAGTTGCAGAAAAAGTTTAGCCAAGGAAAGCACAAAGCACCAGAAGAGTACGATGCAAGCGTGTTCTCTGAGGCCGGTATCCCAGAAGATGACGAGCTTTTTAGCACATACAAGGACTGGGCTAAAGAAAACGGCATCAGCCAGTCGGCGTTTGAAGAGCTTGCCGGTAAGTTTATTTCTATGGCCGGTGATGAAGCCGAAGCAGCAGAGATATCTTACAAAGAAGAATACGAAAAACTGGGCAACAATGCTGACGCAATCATTAAGTCAATGTCTGACTGGGCATCGAGCCTAGTTCGCAAGGGCGTTTGGTCTGAGACTGACTTTGAAGAGTTCAAAATTATGGGTGGCACAGCCGAGGGCATGAGAGCTTTGCAAAAGGTTCGCAGCTATTACGGCGACAAGGCCATCCCAGTAGACGTTGCGCCTATGGCTGGTGCGCCATCAAAAGAAGAGCTGATGGCAATGGTCGGAAAGCCAGAATATCAAACAGATCCAAGCTACAGAATAAAGGTTGAAAAAATGTTTGAGCAGGCTTTTGGCAGTGACGAATACTCGCCAACATAAAGGTCAAGAGGGAACTGTTTACAGTTCCTTCTTTTTTACATATAATCCCTATTGACAGACAATCGGCTTTCGACCTGTCGCAAACGCTTGGGGGCGTAGCGTGTATGCCCAAGCCGCAGCCCGAAAGGATACCTGCTAGGCGCTAATCGTGTTTTATTTTGAAACGAAAGGAATAGGAAAATGGCCGTAGGCATTTCCAATGCGTTCGTTCAGCTTTTTGACGCGGAAGTTAAGCAAGCCTATCAAGCATCACGTGCTTTGGCTGGCGTAACCCGCGAGAGAACAAGTGTCGAAGGCAATCAGGTGAAATTTCCGAAGATCGGAAAAGGCACCGCAACAGTTCGCGTACCGCAAACTGACGTTACACCTCTGAACGTGACTTATTCACAAGTCACAGCAACAATGTCAGATTACATTGCTGCTGAGTATTCAGACATTTTTAACCAGCAAAAAGTCAACTTTGACGAGCGCCGTGAATTGGTGCAGGTAGTTGGCGCAGCTATCGGTCGCCGTATGGATCAGCTTGTTATTGACGCGCTCAATGCAGCTTCCTCACCGTCAACCGTTGCAACATCTGTTGGTGGCGCAGGCACAAACATGAACCTTGCAAAGCTGCTTGCAGCTAAAAAGGCTCTGGATGTGAAGAACGTGCCAGCCGAAGGTCGCTGCATGATCATCCACGCAAACGGCTTGTCAGCATTGCTTGATGAGACAGAACTGACCAGCAGCGACTTTGCTACTGTGAAGGCTCTCTCAACAGGTGAGATCGACACCTTCCTCGGCTTTAAATTCATCACACTAGGTGATCGTGATGAAGGTGGCTTGCCTCTCCCATCAACCCGCACTTGCTTTGCGTTCCATCGCGATGCAATCGGTATGGGCATTGGCATGAACCAAAAGTCTGAAATCAACTACGTTCCTGAGAAAACGTCATTCCTTGTTTCTTCAATGTTCTCCGCTGGTGCGGTTGCCATTGATGACGATGGTATTGTCAAAATCTCAGCGACTGAATAGAAAGGAGTTTAGAAAATGGCTTTCTCTTCAGCAGGATGGAATGTTATCGGTGCAGCTAAATCTGGCAACGCCCCTAGCATGTACACTTACACATCAGCGGACGCGATTGCGACTGTGAACACAGCAGGATATTTCAACGACTTGTCAGACACAGTGGCAGTTGGTGATGTGATCTTTGTTCACGACAGCGCGACCCCAACAATGTCAATTGTTATGGTTGCATCAAACGCCTCTGGTGTTGTTGACGTTACCGATGGCACAGCCATCGCAATGACCGACACTGACTAATCTAAGTGGAGCCGGGCAACCGGCTCCCTTTCCCTATTTTGGAGTAGCGCAATGGCGGCTGGTGATACCAAACTATCAATTTGTTCTGATGCTTTGATTATGCTGGGCGCTGCGCCTTTATCATCATTTGCCACCGGCACTGACGAAGCGCAGGTCGCTGATCGCCTCTATGACGATGTGCGCGACACTCTCTTGATGCAATATGCGTATTCTTGGTCTGTGCAAAAAGTTCAGTTAGCGCAGCTTGCTAGTACCCCAATCAATGAATGGAAATACACCTATGCGCTGCCCGGCGATATTCTTGGCAACCCAAAGGCTGTATTTAATGTAAGCTCTGTGGGTGCGCGGCCAGTTCGCGATTTTGAGATTTACAACCTTGGCCTTTACACTAATTACGAAACGGTTTGGATCGACTACCAGTTCCGGCCAGAGCCAGCAATATTCCCGCCGTATTTTGTGCGCCTGTTAAAGATGGCGTTGGCGGCTGAGTTTGCCGAGCCGATTACCGACCAGATCGCTAAGGCTGATTATTACCACGCAAAAGCGTATGGCTCACCGTCTGAGAATATGCGCGGTGGTTTGGTTCGCGTGGCAATTAACATTGACGGCGCTGACCGCCCGGCACAGCAAATACAAGAGTTCCCGATTTCAGATATAAGGTTCTAGCATGAGCCGCATCATCCAGATCCAGAATGACTTTACCGCTGGCGAGCTAGATCCAAAGCTGCGGTCGCGTACTGACATCAGTCAGTATAAGTCTGGTCTTTCGACAGCGCGGAATGTAAACATTCAGCCGCAGGGCGGTGCCAAGCGGCGTGACGGCACTAAGTTTGTTGCGGCGCTAGACAGCGGCGCGGCTAACGCTGTGCGGATGGTGTCGTTTGAATTTAGCATTAGCGATAGCTATATGCTGGTCTTTACACCCGGTAAAATGTATGTATTCAAAGACGGCTCGCTAATCACCGACATCAACGGCAGCGGTAATGATTTTCTAGCCGTGGCTAGTTTGACTAGCTCTATCTTGCCGGAAATGAATTGGGTGCAGTCTGCCGACACTGTTATCGTGGTGCATGAGGATCTGCCGCCGACAAAGATTGTGCGTGGCGCAAGCGACAGCACTTGGACTGCCAGCACGATCACATTTGATTTTGTGCCTAAGTATGCGTTTACTTTAACTGTAACTGCCGGAACCGCATATAACACTGGTGTGCCACATGACCACCTAGAGCCGTCAGCTACATCAGGCAATCTAACACTAACAGCTAAACATAGCGGCTCTGACGCTCTTATTTTTACTGATGCTGCTGCTGATTACATTGGGCAGTATATTAATGTGACACCGTTTGGCCGGTTGCGGATTGTGCGCAAGGTATCAGCAGCCAAGCTAGAGTGTTTTGCCGAGGTGCCTTTGTTTGACACCGGAAACATTGATGACGCTGATTGGGAGATTGAAGAAGGTTACGAAGAGGTGTGGTCGTCTAGCCGGGGTTATCCGCGCAGCGTGACATTCCACGAGGGGCGCTTGTATTTCGGCGGCACTAAGCAGCGGCCATCAACTATCTTTGGGTCGAGGGTTGCGACTTTCTTTAACTTTGACCCCGGAGAGGCGCTTGATGATGCAGCGGTTGAGGCGACACTAGACACCGGCACGTTTAATGCAATTGTTGATATTTTCTCTGGTCGTCACTTGCAGATTTTTACGACTGGGGCTGAGTTTTATGTGCCGCAAACGCTAGACACGCCCATCACGCCGAGCAACCTTATCGTTAAGCAGCAGACTGCCTTTGGCAGCAAGCCCGGCATACGATTGCAAAACGTGGACGGCTCGACCTTGTTTATCCAAAGGCAGGGCAAAGCTATCCAAGAGTTTATTTATAGTGACGCGGTGCAAGCGTACACGTCAGCCAAGATCTCGCTGTTGTCATCGCATCTGCTAAAGACGCCAGAGGAAATGGCGGTGCGCGTTGCCACGTCAACTGATGAGGGCGACCGGCTGATGCTGGTTAATGGCGAGGATGGCAGCATTGCCTGTTATACCTTGCTGCGAAGCCAAAATGTTATTGCGCCATCTGAGTGGACAACCGATGGCGAGTTCTTAAATATTGGCGTTGACGTTGACGATATCTATGTTGTGGTAAAGCGCACGGTCAACAGCGTTGATGTTTATTATGTTGAGCTATTTGATGCAGACGCATTGCTCGATTGCTCGATAACCGGGGGTGCCGCCAGTTCTGTGAACGTGACACATCTAGAGGCCAAGAGCATTAAGATTATTCGCGATGGCATCGTTGAGCCTGATCAAACCGTGCCAGCGTCACCGTTCACTGTTACCTTTGGCACTGCGGCGTCTACAAGCCACGAGGTTGGCCTCAACTTTACGCCAGAGGTAAAGACACTGCCGGTTGAGCCAAACCTGCCCAGCGGCTCTCTAAAGGGCTTTAAGAAGCGGATCTTTGAGGTAAACGCTGAGTTGTTTGAAACGCAGTCGCTTACAATTGACAGCAAGCTAATTGCGTTTCGGCAATTTGGGGCAAACGTATTTGGCAGCGCAGTGCCTGAGTACACAGGCATCAAGACACTGCACGGTCTTTTGGGTTATACTTATGATGGGCAAATAACAATCGGCCAAGAGGTGCCATTGAAAATGACACTGCTGGGCATTGATTACAAAGTGAGCATAGGACAGTAATATGGCACAGGCAATTATGGCTGGCTTAACCGCCGCTAAAATGTACTCGCAGCTAAAGGGTGCGAAGCAGCAAGCTAAAGGCGTAATGCGCCAAGCTGCGTTTAGGAAAGTGCAAGCCAGATCTGAGGCGCTTAAATATCGGCAACAAGGCGCTAGCGTTATGGACAATATCTTGGCGACTAAGGCATCAATAAACGCAAGGGCAGCAGCCGGTGGCATTGATACATTTAGCGGCAGCGCAAAAGCTTTGTCATTGTATGCTGAGAAAAAAGGCGCAGGCGAGCTTTATATAACTCGCGATGGTGAGCAAATTGCTTTTGGTGTTGGTGAGGCGCAGGCAATGCAATATGCGTCACAAGCCAAGTCAGCGATGGCGGCTGGCAGGACTGCCGCGCTTGGCACTTTGACGAGCGCTGTGGCGGGGCAAATGTCCTTGGGTGGTGCGCCGGGTGGTGGATCGTTTAGTGGCATTGGTGATGCGCCCGGCACTGCAATGGGAACTGGCTAATGGCAGAGCTACCAAAATACAGACCTTTAGGCGTAGGCATACCGTCAGTGCCGACTGTTGACTTTGTGGCGACAGGCGCAGCTAAAGCGCGTAATTATAATGCCATTACCAAAAGCCTCAACAGCATGAGCGAATATGTCTACAAAAAGCAGGTTGCTCAGACAGAGCGTGATGCTGCGCAATATGCTTTTGAAAACCCAGTCTCAGCAAAACAAATTGAAGATGCGATTTCTCAGGGCAGAGACATTGACGAAATTGTCGGTGATCCTGACACTGTGTTTGGCGCAGTCACCAACGCCACTATTGCTCAACAGTTGACAACTGAGCTTGAGATTGACGCAAACAAAAAAATTTCCGCGTATTCTACTGCTATTAAATCTGGCGGTTATATACAAATAAACAAATTGGCGCAATGCAGGCTGATCTTACCGCAATGATCACTGGTCACTCTGAAACCATTGCAGCGATTGACCCCAACCAAGCCCTTAAATATAACGCTGCGGCAAATACTAGCGCGTCATCTGTTTATAAATCTGCGCTTGAAATGCAGTTGTCGGTTAAGAGGGCGGCAAAAGTTGCTGCGTCAGATGAGTTTTTAGTTAGTGTGCCGGACAGGCTAAGAGATATATTGACGGCCAAAGATGTTGATGTTGAAAAGGCAATTGGCGATATGGCTATCTTAGCGCGTCAAGCTAATGATGTTGTGATAAGCACTGGCGATTTAGCTTACGCAAAAAGCAAATCAACAGAAATACAGACAATGGTTAGGGATGTGCAAGTTGGTGTATTGACTGATTACGTTATAGGTTTGCCCGGCGCAAAACAAACCAGCGCTTTACGCAGTGGAAATATGGGCGCGTTGACGCCAGTCTATGCGCTTTTAGATAGCAAAGAGCAAGCTGAGTTTAGATCAAATGTAAGAACAGAGATTGCTGCTAGGCAGACCGCTGATGATCAAGTTGAGGCCGACAATTTAAAAACAGGAAACAGAGATCTAGTTTCTGCGGTGATAGATTTTACAACATCACCAGATGGAACGCCCGAATCAAATGATGCAATAGCAAAAATTATGAAAATTGCAATTGACACCAATGGGGCTGCTATTGATGGTCAGGGAATTATTGCGTTAACTAAAACAAAACAAGCATTAGTAGAAGACGAGCCAACAAATCCTGTTGGTGAGTTGCAAATATTAGACTTAATTTATAACGACAAAATTACCACTTTTGCAGAATTGCAAGCCGCAGCAGCAGAAAGGGGTGTAGGGCCAAAAGCTCAATTAAAATTGTTGCCAAAAATGAACACGGCAACAAAAGAAATTGAACGCGGCGTTGCGTCTATCGCTCGCCAACATTCGCAAATTGTTCCCGGCACTTTAAACCCTTCAAAGAAAAAAGCCCAAGCATATGCCAGCTTTACAGCAAAGGTTGACGCTAGGTTTATTAATGAAACGGCCTCTTGGGAAGCTAGCGCACCAGAGGGCGCGTCTCCAGACATTACTAAAAAACCTAGTAAGGTTCAAATTGCAAAAGATTTAAAAAATGATTTGTTGTCGAGCGAATATGGAAAAATCGTTACACGGTTGGTTAACGTAACTGATGAGCGGCTAGATGTTTACGGCATAGATTTTACAGAATACACAACAATTGACTATATCAATAGTCTTAGGCGTTTAAGAAATATTTCTGACGATGATTACGATTATGTTGTAAAAAAAATCAAAGCTATTGAGCGAAACATTATTTTAAGAGATGAATTGGTAGACTAATGGATGAGCTAAAAGAAGCATTTGACTATCAGGCAGACAGCCATATTTTTTTAGGATCTCCGCAACCTATGTTGCGGGATATGCGTTTTGACGATGTTTCTATGCCACCAGAACCAGATGATGCCCCTGTTGAAAAACGTGGCGACAGACGCCAACGCCGCGAAGACATTAAAGCCGTGCCACCAAAATACAATGAAGACCAGCTTGCTGTAATGCCTGAGTGGATCGGCGCGTCTAAAAAAATGTTTTCTGTTATGAATGACGGTGAACGATTTATCGGTTCAGACAAGCAGGCAGCGGCATATGGTCTGGATCTAATGTCTGAGTTTAATTGGAACATGACCGGGCCTGCGGGTATACCCGGCGAAAGCGGCATCAGCGTACCCGGATTTGCGTTTCAAGTTGCGGCTCTTATGTCAGATACTGCTGGCGAAGAAAATGCTATGACGTTTTTGCAAATGCTTCACACATACTCTGACACATCAACAAACGGCGCAACAATCAAACGCGCATTTCGCGGTATCTTTGCAGACCCATTAACTTACGCTGGCGGTTTCGGCAAGCTCTACGCTATGGCCGCAAAATCTTTAGCTGGCAAAGTGTCAGGGGCGGTGCTTAAAGACATGCTAATGAAAACAGCGGCTGGCACTGCTATGCCTTATGATCTTGCTGTTAAATATCCGGGCAGGACTGGTATGGTCGCAGGCGCTGGTTATGGGGCAGGCTTTGAGGGCGGCACAATGGCCGTTGAAGATGCAGCAGGACTTGAGCCGACTGTTGGAGAAGCAGCCACTAGACTTGGCACTGCTGGCACTGTGGGCGCTGCTGTTGGTGGCGTAGGCAGCAAGGTTTTAAGTAAAGCTATCCCGGCTGCTGGCAGTGCTGTGCGCCAAGGGCTAGACACAGCCGGACAAGCCGCCGAGGCGCGTATGGCAGAGCGTGGGCCTATTACTGATCGTGTTATGTCTGGCGCTGACCCTATGGAAGTGATTGACCCAGCGTTGGCTGCGGCTGGTAAGTTGGTTAGGCAACCTCAAGCAGAGGCAAACCCTAATAGAATATCTACAAGACTGCCAACAGCGAAAGGTGCAACAGAAGACCCAATTGCGCAGCCACTGCAAATTGGGCTAGATGAGGTTGCGGCTGATCCTGTTGTGTTTGAGCATAATGTTGGGATCGTTAAAAACTATCCAAATATGACTGAGGCAGAAGCAGCATTGCCGCCAGCCGAGGCCAGTGAGGCATTTATTGAACACGCGAAAAACAATTTACTTTGGGTCTTTGACAAAGTGCCGGAGCAAACAAGGGAGCGTTCTAAAAAATGGTATGATGGCGCTAGGGCAATTACTGATAAATGGTCTGAAAAATACAATTTGCCAGACAGTTCTATTGCCGGGGTGCTTGCTGCTCTATCACCACAAAAAGATTGGTATATGAATGTGAGCCTTGGTGAGCGTGTGCTTGATATTATGAGCAATCAACAAGACACAGTGTTTACTAAAGAAATGTTAAAAACTGGTTTGGAAAAGTTTAACAAGCCACAAGATCAAGCTATAATCAAAGCTATTTCAAATAAAAAATTATCTGAGCTTGAGTTGCCAGCGGAAAAAGCTATTTGGCTGCGTTTGCATGATGAGACATATGGTGACAGAAGCCATCAGATTGTTTCACCAGAAGGTGATTTTATCGGCACAGCTATGACTGGCAAAGGTGAGCCTAAAGGCACAGGCTGGGGGTCAATTGTTGAAATTTCTAAAGCTGTTTCTGCTTTTGAAAGTGGCGGCGATAAAAATGTTTTGACCCCATTGATGGGAACAAAGCACAAGGTTCGCAGTTTCTATAATAATATCCTTGACCCTAATGGGCCAAATGGTGACGTAACGATTGACACACACGCTGTTGCTGCTGCTTTGTTGAGGCCATTATCTGGTCAAGCTACAGAGGTGCATCACAATTTTGGCAGCAGTCCAGCAAAAGCAAAGCAGGGCGCTGATTGGCTTGGGGCGACTAAGAACTCAGCAAAAACTGGTGTTCAAGGAAATTATGGGTTGTATGCTGAAGCATACCGGCGAGCCGCAGCAGAGCGCGGCGTATTACCTAGAGAAATGCAGTCTATAACTTGGGAAGCTGTACGCGGTTTGTTTACTGACAAATTTAAAGGTCAGGCCAAGAATGTAGAGGATGTTAACAATATATGGTACAAATACAGAAAAGGTGAGGTAACTTTAGATGAGGCAAGAAATGCAGTTGAACAACGAGCAGGCGGCATCAACCCCCCAACTTGGCAGCGACCCAGTGGTGCAGTTGATGAACAAATACAAAATACCGCTGAATAGAAAAAACTATTTGGATATTGCTTATTTTGGCGAAGCTCCAAAAGAGTTAAGCGCAGAAGAAGAGCTTGAACTGCCAGAGCAGTTTCGCAAGTAAAGGATAAATAATGCCAATACGCGGCCCAAGAGATTTAGCTGACGAACTCGACCAGCTTTCAAAACAAACAGCAGAGCCTGATCTGACTGATGATGGCATCCAGCCTGCTGGCTTTGCTAGGTCAGCAGGGCGTCAAGTTGCCGGTCAGATCCTTGAGCCGCTAACAAAGCGCGGCGCGCGCGTTGACCCTGACTATAAAGTAACAGAAGAAATAACAAAGCCGGTTGACGTTGTTGACCCAGACATTCAAATGCCAGAACCGCCAGTCGAGAAGATTGAGCCGCAAATTGTGCCGCCAATCAAGAAACCGGCACCAGTTAGCGAAGAGCGTGTCGAAGAGGTTATGGCAGAGCGTCAGGAAGCTATGGGCGGTGCGCGTCAAGTGCCATCGCCTACTAAGGCGCAAGTTGCAGAGGGCATTGAAGCTGGGCCAGTGAATACGCGCTTCTATGACAGTGACAGCCTCGCTGCCACAGTCAAGGCCGTGGCTGGCGATACCGAGCCTGACTATCAATCGCAAACAGTTGAGAGCCTTTACAAGCGCGCTTTTTCTGCTGGTGTTCCAAAGAAAACATTAGATGCAATGTTTCGCGGTGTGCCAATGCAAAGCAAGATCGGCAACAACCAGTTAGCTACGCAGCTTGCAGGGCTGCAAGCGTTGCATGACGTTAGCGC